TAGGCAAACTGATTTATTAGTTGCCGCAGGTAATACTTTTAAAACTATTAATATTAAGAAAGGACAATTTGTAGATGGTCGTAGTATGATACACGCTATTGATAAAGTTAAGAGTACAGGTAACAATAAAGTTATGTTAACTGAAAGAGGTAGTATGTTTGGTATGGGTGATCTTGTTGTAGATCCTAGACAAATAGTTGATATGAAAGATCTAGGTGTACCAGTTATAATGGATTGCACTCACTCTACACAAAGACCTAACTCAGGTAATACAACAGCTGGTCAACCTAAATATACTTTACCTATAGCTAAAGTTGCTAAAGCATTAAACGTTGATGGCTACTTTTTTGAAGTACACGAAAATCCTAGCGCTGCTTGGAGTGACGGATCTAATATGGTACGTTTAGATAAATTTGAAGAAATACTAAAACAATTATGAGAATATTTATAGGGCACGATAGTAAGTTTCCACAAGCAACTCAAGTTTGTAGAAAATCTATGTTAGACTTTAATAAACAGTTAAAGATATACTACTTAGACAAAGCTAAATTAAAACATACAGATGTATACGGTAGAGAAGATGTAGCTGGTGAATCAACAGAGTTTTCGTTTACCAGGTTTTATGTGCCTTTGCTATGTGGATATGACGGTATAGCAATGTTTTGTGATAACGACTTTTTGTGGCAATGTGATCCTATGGAGTTAGTAAGTTACTTAGGTGATAACGATATAGCTGTAGTAAAGCATGAGTACTATAGTGTCACTGGAACTAAAATGGACGGTATAGAAAACAAGTCTTATCCAAGAAAAAACTGGTCGAGCTTAGTTATTTTTAATTGTTCTAAATTAAAACATTTAACAAAAGAATATTTAGACAAAGCAAAACCATCAGAGCTACATGAATTAAGGTGGGCAGAGAGCATAGGTGATATACCTAAAGAATATAATTGTTTAGTAGGTCATTACGAGTGTAACAATGCTAAAGCATTACATTATACTAACGGTGGACCTTGGTTTGATAAATTTAAAGGAGCAGAAAAATCATTAGCATGGTGGACAGTATACAAGAGTTTGTAAAAGATAAATCAGTGTTATTCGTTGGTAACTCAGTTGAGATGATGGAACATAATCTTGCTGAGTTTATTGACGGCTTTGATATTGTTGTTAGGTTTGGTAGAGCTATATCAGCCAACGAAACACAACAAAAACAGTTAGGTAGTAAATGTGACATATGGATAACAGGTCAGTTTAGAGCTCCTGAATGGCACAAGAATAGAAAAAACTTTGAAACAGGTAAGTATAAAAATACTAAGATCTTAGTTAATAGATGTAGAGGTAATTTTGTATTAAAAGAGTGGAAGTTAGAAGAACATTTACCTAAGAACATGCCTTATGAGTTTATGTATTCAGATCAAGAGATTATAGATCTTATGAAGAATAGGTTTAATAAAGATATGATCGATACTAGTGAGTATAGACCTAGTGCAGGTTTTATAAGTCTTATATGGTTTATAGAAAAAATAAAAGTGTATAAAGATATACACTTAATAGGTTTTGATTTTTTTGCTAAACAAACTAACATAAAACCAAGAGACAAAAAAGGAATTGAAAGTGGTTGCAAACCTCATAGCTGGCATTTACCAGTATATGTTTTAAAAAGACCAGCTCACGATTCTAAAATGGAACAGAAATATGTTAAGCAGCTAGAAAAGAATAAGCTGTTACATTGGTATATATTAAGTGATCTTGAGGAAGGTGTTGTGAAATACAACGGTTGGATGAAAGGTGAAAAGATTATATCGTCTATACCTAAAAAGACTAAGATATCAAAAATTTAGCTATAACCTCAGCTACAACTTCAACACATAATAATAATATAATAGGTAGTATATATTCCCACCAATCATATTTACCATTATTATTTAAATCAAAGAATTTCACTTCTTAATTTTTTCAACAGCAGATATACCGAAGCAGCCTAATGTAACCCATACAAATGAGTTATAAACTACTTCATTTATAATAAGATCTTTATCTGCTATCAAGCTTGTCATCAAGTCAGCTACAGCAAATAATACCATTACTATAAAGGATGCAAATCCTATTATATTCTTCTCGTTAATTTCGTTTTTATCTTGAAATAATTTCCACATATCTTAACATTTCCATCTACGTCTAGCGGCTTTACCTCTTGGTCCAGTCCAACCTTTTGATCTAGCGCAGAATGATTTTCTTCTTTTAGCAGCCTTGCTACCTTTTTTAACTTTACCTGTTACAGCTGTTTTTAATTTACTACCAGGATTTTTAGCTCTATAAGCTTTTACACCTTTAGATGTCATACCTGCGCCTTCTTTTGTTGTGCGGAAGTTACGACCTTTACCTTTAGTAGTTTTTCTTACATCAGGTTTTCTTTTTCTTTTCTGTGCAACAGAGCCAGCTAATTCTTCTTTGTTATCTTTTGTATACGTTCGGTCAGCTCCTGCATATACTATCTTTTCTTTTTTACCACCTTGCTCACCTCTAGTGCTTAACTCCTCACCTATCAAATACCCAGTTTGGGTTTTACCTGAGTTTTTACCAGATAACGACATAGCTGCATTTACACGAGGATCCATACCTCTATGTCTACTAGATCTTACTGTTACAGTATCAGAAGGTGTAGTACCTAAAGCATTTAAAACATCTTCACTTATATTTATATCTTCATAGTTTTGAATAACCTCTTTAGATAACTTGCTTTTGTTTTTTTTGACAGGACTACTATTACCAACAGTCATGTAGTTTCTTCTACGACCGCAGCTTGTCTTTTGAAATGGATTATTTTTTTGAGAGTATGCCATTGTTATGCTTTTTTACAACTACCAGGCGAATATGCTTTTTTACCTTTCACAGCTTTATATCCTTTCCAACATCTTTTGAATGGTGTCATAGATACGTTGTGATTATGTTTTTTTGCTTGTGAGTCTTTTAAAGCTTTATCAGTTGGATAATTCTTATCTCCAGGTTTCGCTGGTGATTCTCCTCTTTTTCTTTTTGCATGGATATTTGCCCATAAACCTTTCTTTCCCATATTAATTATTTTTTCTTGGATTAACGATTACTGGATTTGGTGGTGTTACCGATCCTGCTGGTTTGATCGTAGGTGTCGTATTAGTTGGCGTATTGTTAGAACTGTTATTATTATAGTTGCTATTACCATGTGCATTGTTGTTTGGTTTATAATTATTATAATTATGATTATAAGGTCTCCAATAATAGTTATGGTTGTAAGGCCTGTAGTAATCATAACCTATTACATTATATATTACATTAGGTTTAATAGAATTAATTGGTATTTTTAAAGTATCTCCTTCTTCTGTTAAAGCGAGTACGTGTGTTACTTTAGGTTGATTTGATTTATAGTAATAAGGTGAACAACCAGATAGCATAGCAAATAACATTATACTTAATAAAGTAAGTATAGCTATTACTCTTCCTTTGTCTCTTTGTGTATCTGTCATATTACCATATATTTAGTTTTACCGTCTTTACGGTAAGCTTTTAAACATCTTTTTCTATTTGCTTCTTCGCTAACGTAACTGACATGTACCCAGTTTGGGTTTTCATCAGTACCAAATTCCCATATCATTTGATCGTAATCGCAATTAGCTTTTATCCAATTAAACATCTCTGCGTTAGAAGCGTGGCCAAATGTATCATCAATATCAATTGCTTGTCCGTGACAATGCTGTGATTTAGCTGATCCGCCAATAGCTTTATTAAGTTCAGGTCCACGATAAAACGAATTTATCTTTATAGGACCTCCTACGTGAGTTCTAAGAGGTTCAAACACATTTTCTGAAACCTTTATCATGTTATATAGATGATCGTCAGAGGGATCGTTTTTTAAACCTAATCTTAGCGCAGTTATGCTATACACGCCTTCCTTGTAACTTACGTGTTTACTTATTCTTTGCATTATTTTTTTATTACTTCTTTGATAGCTTTAGCTTTTGCTTTGATGTTTTTAGCTTTAGCTATTATAATATCATCTACAGTGGTCTTGTTCCAAAGCAACACCCACATATCTTTCCAATACTCTTTAGTTAATTTCCACATAATTTATTATTTACAAATACATATTTCACAAAATGGACACATAATTTTAAAATTTAGAAGCCGTGTTGACTTCGTTAATACTCTCTTGAATTTCTTTTAAACCAGCAGGTAATTCAAGGTCTAATCCTGCTTTAAAAACTGTTTCTTTTATACCACCTTTAAATATTATTATTGTAGGTGCCATACGTACTCTATATTTTTTCTTTGCTTCTGGTGCTTCAGCTATGTTAACTCTATAATAAGTTGCATCTTCTATTTGTTGCCACTCAGCAAAACAATTAGCTTCATTAAATTTAGCCCAAAACTCCACAACAACTGGTAGTGATTGATCATCACCAAATGCTTTATGTTCTTTTATTTTATCTTCAAAGTTAGAATCATTTAACCAATACTCCTCTGGTACATCAACCTGACCTAATGATATAAATGGAATTAAAATTAAAATTAAATATTTCATGTTATTTGTTTTTTTGTATTTCGTATAATCTTTCATCAATTTTATCTAATTGATCTCTCATCGCCTCAACATCTTCTTGTGTGTCAAGTATTGTCTGGCGAATCAACTCGTCTTTTAGATCATACTCTATTCTATCTATTACTGGTTCAGGCAACTCTTTTGCTAAAGCTATATCAGCTTGTAAAGCGAACCACATAGCAGCCAAGCTAAATACGCCTGCTCCTATAAGTCCTAATGTTTTTAAATCTAATGTTACCTTTGTTTCTTCGCCTATTTGTTTTGCCATGACTATCTAAATGTATAATTAATTCCAAAGTTTGAATTGAACATTTCAGTGTCCCAAAATTTAGTATACTCTCCCTCAACAAACAAACCGATTGATTTGCTAATCTTAACTCCAAGTACTAAACCAGCTTGATAGTCACTCCATTGTTCACCGTCTAATAAGTTATTGTGTCCACCTTTACCCCAGCTGTTTCTGTGTAAATAGCTGAAATCCTCATTACCTTGTATATATTTGTGGTAAGGTAATATCCAGCTACCATAAGCGTGTAGCCAAAAGTTATTTTTGTAATGGTAAAAGTCTGCACCGATGACTGGAGCAACTTCACCAAAAGCATCAAGATCAGCCCAAGCTTCTTGATTGTATCTATTCAACAAACCAGGCATTATTCTGTCTCTAAAATCAGCATCGGTATAAGCCACAATATCTCCTTGTTCGTTAACCCAATACCAGTCATATGTTGAGTTACCAAACTCATCATTTTGTGAATAGTATATGTCATCATAACCATACTCAAAACCTAGAGTGTACCATGGGTTTACAGCATCACCATTTTCATCTTGTTCGTTTAACCATATTTCTACTGGATTATAACCGTAAGGACGTTGATGTGTTCTATATATTGCACCAGCAGATATACTAAGTTTCTTACCAATAGGTAACCTGGCTCTTAATTCACCAGACATGTATTGAAAATTTATTTTACCAGTTTCTCTAGCTTCAAACTTAGCTATGTGATAGTCTCCTGTGTGTCTTACAAATAACCTTTTGTTTTCAAATTTATCACCGTTAAATCTTTCTTTTTCCCAGTGTAATAAATATTCTAATCCTTGTACAGCTGATGTAGGTGCTGATAAACCTATTTGTTTTTCTACCTTTTGGTTACCTGTCCAAAAGTTACCAGGTTTTATTTCATAATCAAACCTAGCTAACTTACGAATACCAAAACCATATCTATAATTGAAAGGGTGGTAGTCTGCTCTGTCTTCTACTTGTGGTATGCCATAAAAATCTTCAGGATCTGTACGTATGAAGTAATTAGGTTGGACCAACCTAGCGTTCTCTATATTACCGGCGGTATAGAACGTTCCGTACTTAAGGAAATCTTTGTATAATTCTTTAAAAAATTGTGCTTCAGCATTGCTAGAGATCAGCAGTGCTACAATTAATAGTAGTTTTTTCATAGTTAAGTCGTTATTCTTTTATTATCACTTGTTTTCTTGATTATTTAGATATTCATCTACTTTCTTTTTCATCCAAGCACGTCTTTCTTTACCGGATAAATCATAGTATTCATCTTCTTCAGCCCAAGACATATTGTCTAATATAAATGCTTCCGCAGCGTCTTTAATCTTTTTGTTTCTCTCTCTAGTTTCTTTAGCTTTTATCTTACCCTGTTCTTTACGTACTTCTTTTGCTTGAGTTTTTATATCTTCGTGTTCAGGGTATAACTCCATATTCATTTGATAATATGGCCAACCCATAGCAACAGCAACTCTTTGCCAAGTAGCATGTCTTTCTTGTAAGCTACCTTGTATATTTCTTAACAACAGTATAGCTTTACTTAAAGGTATGTTTGTTGCTGCTTGAGTTTCAGCACCTATAATATCCCACAATGGACTATCTAATGCTAATCCTCTAGCGTTTATAACATCTTTTTCAAACTTGTAAGTTTGTATACCTGAGTACATTAACCTTGCTTTACTACCTAATGTAGGTGACATGTTTATAGCTTCTATCAATGTATATGTGTGATCAGCGTTCCAACCTTTCTTTTCTTGCGCGTGATACTGTAGTAGTATATTTTTAATAGTAGATACTATAGCTCCAGGTAAACCAGATCCTCTAAGTATTGTATCACCCATTTGATTTACCGCTCTAAACTTTTGACCATACTCTTTAGCTAATTGTTTTTCATTATCTGCTAAATCATCTTCATCAAAGAACAACGCGAATAAACCTGTCTGCATAGCATTGAATATAAAGTTTTGTAAAGCTCCATAGTATACTATTTTACCAATATTAGACATATCACTTTGGTATTGAGTTTTGTAAGGAGGTGTTATTCTTCTATTTACTAAATCTAAACCTGCCATTTTCATAACTCTATTATACTGGAAAGGTGTATTTTGCCAAGCAAAAACCGTTCTACCTAATGGACCAGCTTGTAATGGTGATATTTTAGAAGGATCCGCAGACTGCTGGTTTCTTTCTGTTACTTCAGAAAAATCTTCAAATGCTTTTGCTTCAGCTTCAGCTTTAGGCATGCCTTGCTTTATGTATGTTTTAGTTCTGTTTATAAGAAAAGTAGCACCACCAGTTGCAATAGCTAAACTATCAACAGCTCTTGTAGGTGTAAAACCTATCTTTAATAAATAAGCTAACATACCTTTGAAACCACCGCTATTAGCTGCTTCTGCCATTTCAGCTTCTTGTACATTAAGCTTTAAACCAGTTCTTCTTTGTTTTAGCTTAGGTGAATTAAATATTTTTACAACATGTTTTACATAATTAGGTAGGTTAGCAAAAGCCGCTGCAGCTTTAAATATATTATTATCACCGTAGTTTATATAGTTAAATAAAGATAAAGACTGTAATGTTGCAGATCTAAAGTTTATAAACATAGTAGCACCAACAGAGTTGTTGATCCACATCATAAAGTCATTCAACTGTTTATTTGAACCAAACTGTCTATTGCTACCGGTTTTCATACGGTATATACTATCTTCTAAAGAATCTCTTAGTGCTTTACCAAATATAGCTTCTATTTTATTTAGATTATCTTTGTCAAATACTTCATCTACATTTTCTGTAAACTCTTTTAAAAACTGAGCTCTACCAACTTTATCAGTTATACTAGCTAAATCAGATAAAATAGACTCAGCAACCCAATGTTCGCCAGGTTTAACATAACCTTCTTTTATACCTGTTAGTTTACTTAGTTTATCAGCAAACGCTTTTAATTCAGGATCTGCTTTCATAATTCTATTAATAGATAACAAATCTCTTTTAGCTATACCAGGTATATTGAAACCAGCTTTTTGCCATAAGTAAACTCTAACCGCTTGTTGATATGTAAAAGCACTGTTAGGTACTTCTTTGTTTAAATTCTTTTTAACGTTTTTAAAATCTTTTAACAAAGCGTCATAGTCAATACCTACTTGTTCTCTAGCAATATCTAAAGCAGCAACACCTCTGTTATAAGGTTTTATTAATGTGTCAAGGAAAAACTTCCAAGCTGCGTTACCTTGTTTACCTTTTGGTAAGAAGTTATATAAAGCTAAAGCAAAGTCTTGAGCAGATGGTGGTAAGTAAAACTTAAATCCACCAACTTTAGAACCTTTTAGTTTAGCAACAGCATCAGAATATCTAGCTTTAGCAGATATACCTTTTTTATCCTGTATCATTTTATTAAGTATATCACTCTTAGTTTGCGTACTTGTTTCGCTAAACTTTAAATTAGGTTGACCTTTTTGATTTACTCTACCAGCTTGATATACTTTTGATTTAACATCAACAGCATCTAATATCTGTTTAACAGCTTTAACATTTTTTATAGCATCATCAGCAAATAAAAAGTCATTATAACCATTAGCTGCTTTATCTAGCATCCACATTGCTTTTGCGTCTGCAGTACCATTTTCTAAACCTGTTATGTTTTCTATAGGTATTTCTAAACCTATACCTTTCATGAATGCGTGTATAGCACTTGCTGCGGCTTGTGGTCTAGCAGTTAAAACAAATATATCTGTGTTACCAAATTTATCTCTTAGAGATTTTGCTTTATTATAGAAAGGACCTTTCTTTCCGTCTATTACTTGGTTAAACTGACTAAAGTCAAACTCAGCACCCATAGCTTCAAGAGTTGCTGACTGCAATGCAAACTCTGTAGCGTTTATTTCTTTTGTAGTACCGTCAGGCATATTAACTATAACTTGACTATTTGTATTTGCCAATGTGTCATCAAAGTCTAGAACACTAATACCTTTTTGAGGTTGATTAGGATTTGCTTGTAAAGCTCTAACAGCATTTATTAAATCTAGTTTACTTTTAACATTAACGTAGTTATTAGTATTACCTGTTGAAGAAAACTTAAGCCCTAGTTCATATTCAGCTTTAAGCTTAGCAGATCTTTCAACACGAGACTCACCAAATATACCTTCAGCAATTGTGTTTTCTAATCTAGCTAAAGCTTTACCACTTGTTGAACCAGCTATAACAACCTTACCTTTAATGATTTGTAGTTTGTCTATAGCTTTAGTATCATAAACATCTGTTAAATATTGTGTATGGTCTTTATAAGCTTCTCTTAGTTCTTTGTCTAATCTATTTTCTAACTCAGCTTCACTTAATCCTTTTTTGTTATATCTAAAGTTAAATATTGCATCAGCAATTTTTTGTGCTGTTTTTAACCAAGCACCAACGTGCTCACCCTTAGGTCTTAATACTGATTTAACAGCGCTTTCTACTTCAGCAGGTGTTTTGTCAGGAAACTTATCTTTTATAAACTTTTTTACTTCTTTATACTTAGGGTGTTTAGTATAGTTTTTACCTACAGCTTGAGATCCGTCTAATATTTGTATAAAGTCTAATCTTGATGTACCTTTTAAACCACCGACAATATTGCTTTGAGCTTGTAGCATGTCGTATATACCTACATCAGTCATTTTGCCTTTAGCCATTGATTTAGCTATATGTATACCTAATTCAATATTAGCAACGTTAGCGTTGTCAATTTCATCTTTTAATTCTTTTATTTGATCTAACTTCTTTTTTCTAGTAGTATCTTGATTAAGTATTTTTTGTATTTTCTTAAACAAATCAAACTTAATGTTCATCAACCTAACGTCATCAACTTCAAAAGGTAAGTTTAATTTACTTTTTAAATCTTTCTTTAATGATTCTTTATCTTTAAAGTATCGACCTTTTGTTCCATCTTTTTTATTTTCTGCTGGATCTAATAATCTATACACAAAACCTAGTAGTTCCATGTCTTTACCAAAAAGATTCATTATATCACTACCTAAATCTTTAGCAAGTATCTTTACGTCTTTTAAATAATTATCTCTTAACGTTTTACTACTTTTGTTCGTTAAAGCTCCTCTTTCATTTATTACATCATATATACCGTTAACTTCTTTTATCGGACTATTTTTAGCCCACGCTTTCCATTTAACATTACCATCAGAATCTATCTTACCTTCTTTAATTAATTTATCTACAAATTTCCAAACATCTTTATTGAAACCTTGTTCAAGTAAAGAATTACTATAAACCTCTTCATATCCTTTATCTCTTACTAATTGAGCAAGAGTTTCTGATTGAGGTATAAATGTGTTTTCAATATATGATTTTGGATCAATACCTTTTGGAACAGATATATCAGAGAATTTTACTGAAGGATCTCTATCTATTTGTTTAGCTATAACAGCAATGTCATTATCCATAATAGCATTACCATCAAGCTCTGCTATCATAGCTCTTCTTTGTCTTACCTCAGGGCTTTGTACTATTTCCATAGTAGCATCAAAAGCTAGTTCTTGAGCTAATGCTTCTGCTAACGCATCTTTTCTAGTGCCCTTAGTTGAATTACCAACATTGTCACCTAAGAAATAATTTATAAACTCTTCTTTGGTTATGTTTTTCTTTTTAAATATAGCGTTACCTTGTGGTGTCTTTTCTCTTTTACCAGTGTTTTCTGCAAACGGTTTGAATCTTTTGTTTATAACAGATTGTGGTAAAGCTTTGTATATAGCTTCAAAGTTTTTGTCTAAATAATTTTTAAACTTAGTTCTAGTACCTATAAGGGTTTTTATAGTTTTAAACAACTCTGTTCTATAACTATCTTGTAAAGATTTTTTAAAGTCTTTAGAATTAATATCAGGTAACCTAGTACCAAATGTTTTTTCTACCGCAGCTTTTATTTTAGTTATAACAGCGTTAGGTATATTTAATTGTCTTCGTAGCTTAGAGTTTCTTTGTACCTGATTGTCTATAGATACTTCAGACTCAGCAGCAGCAACACCTCTTGCTTCGCTAACATCTAACTCAAAGTTAGTTTTTAATATCTTATTAGCAGCTTCTATAGTTCTTGATTTAATATACTTATTTATATAAGCAGCTAAAGGCACACCTGATTTAGGGTTGTATTTAGTTATCATACCGTATACACCTCTTTCACCAGTTAGTATCTCTTGTATTAAATCGTCTTTATAAGTTTCGTAACCAGGTACTTCTCTGTATTTGTTAGCTAACTTATTAGCCATACCTCTATATTTTTCTATAATTTCAAAAGCGCCGTTAACACCTTTTTCATTATATATATCAGTTACAATTTGTGAATCAGATGATTTTATTTCAACATCTTTATCAGTTATTTTTTTCTTAACTCTATCACCTTTTCTTTGTCTTCTAGCAGCTGCTATATCATTTTTCAAAGCGGTTTTGTTTATATCACCGTCTTTTAGTTTTTTAGCAAGAGACGTTAACCACTCTACAGTATCTTGTTTACTTTGAAAAGGTATTGGTATATCAGATTTTTTATTTACTACATAACCTAGTATTCCAGATAAATAACCTTCTTTTTCTAAGTTTATTCTACCCTCCGCAATATCTTCTAAAAATTCCATTACTAGTTCTTCAGAACCTTTAGCTTTTGATCTAACTAATAATCTATTATACAGACCTGGGTTAGCTTTACTCGTATAATCTAATATAGCATCAGACATGTCATCAAAAAAGAAATCATCTTTTCTAGCTATATCTTCAAACACATCATGTCCTAACTCATGAACACCAGTGTAAACCTTCTGGTTTTTCTTCATGTTATCTGGTATAAGATATTTAGTTTTATTATCTCCGTCTTTTTTATAAAAACCGTTTTTAGTACCTTGTCTTATGCTATTTATCTCTTGTTCTAACTGATTAATTTGATCTTGTTTTTCTTTAGTTAGTTTACCATTTTCATCTAAGTTGTCTTTGTTGTTTTTAATACTATTAATAATGTCTCTAACAACATCAACAGCACCTTGAACATCTACTATATTAAGACTTTTACCTAGCCTTTTATTTAAATCTATATCTTTTTCTATTTGCTTATCTACTCTATCATCGTAGTAAAGCTTTTCCATTGTTTCTTTTATTTGATCTTCTGTAGGTATTTTACCATCAAGTGATCTAATAGCTTTTTGTCTTAGCTCGTCAAATAAATCTTTATCATTTGTTTCTAATACAGCAAAAGCGTTACCAAAAGAATCTTTGTTTCTATATGTATCTCTTTGAAATTGTAATGAATTAAACTTATCAAGTTTATCTTTTAATTCTTTTTGTTTTTGTTTATTACTTTTGTCACTAGCTTCAATTTCTCTAGCTTCAGCAAGTATCTCAGCTTGCAGTCTTGTAGCTGCATCATAACCTCTTTTACCTTCTTCATCTATATTATCAAGCTTTGCTTTTTCAGCTCTATATAAATTGTCCATATCACGAATGACTTGTTTAGCTTCAGGAGAAGTTTTATCTTCTAAGTTTCTATATCTTTCTTGAAGATCTAGTATTTGTTCTAGGTTTGCACTACTAGTTATTGAAGCTGTTGCAGCACCTACCGCAAACTGACTACCACCTAAGGTTAAACCCATTAAACCACCCACAAAACCAGCATGATCCATACCTTGAGTTAATTGACTATAGTGTAAATCACCAGCGGCATAACTTATCATGTTTTGAGATAACGATGTTAAAGCTTCAGATCCAGCTTCTATCATTGGTGAAGCTAAAAGAGTTTCTCCAGCCATTTTTCTTCGGTATTGTTTACCAGCACCTTTTATCCACTCTTGACCAAACTTTTGTGTCATTATTTTAGAACCTCTACCTAATATCCATACAGTAGGTAAAGTACCTAATACAGATTCAGCTGTACCATAACCAACAGATCTCATAAACATTTCACCTTCACCATAGTCTGTACCATAGTATTTATTAGAATGTTCTAGTCTCATCCACTCTTGACCACCAGAGTAAGTACCAACAACATAAGGCGCGTATGTACCACCACTAGCTATTATCGATGCTAGTATAGGTATTTGCTTTGACATCTCTGCCATAAAAAATTCACCAAAGTTACCATCACTAAAAGCATCTTCAAACTTTATATCTCTTTGATAATCTTCTCTAGCTTCTTGTGACCAACCATAATAATCAGCTGCTGCATCGTCCACAATATCATCTAGTAATATAGACGGTAGCCCAACACCAGGAATAAACCTAGCAAGTTTGTGAGCCATATATGCACCACCAACTAATATATCAGTAGTACCTAAAGCAATATTAGCTCCAGACTTACTCCATACATCATAGTCTCTTCTTAATAAATCCCATTGAGCTTCTCTATCAGCAACCTGATCAGCTGAAGCATGAGCTTCTCTTTGTAAGCTATTTGCTTCTTCTATAAGATCAGCATGTTGTTGTGAAAAGTTTATAAAGTTTAAGTATTGATCTTTAGGTGTTATCTTGCCGTTAGCTAATTGAATTACTTCACCTTGATAATCATCTGGAAAATCCCATGTTTGATTTGGGTTTTGATACCAATCAATATAACCTTCCATAAACTTTTGTTTTTCAACAGCTTCGTTTAGTTTATTTTCTGCTAAAACACTTTTCTTTATAGATTCTTTTTGAGCTTTATCAGATTCTTGAAGATTATAAGCTTGCATTATACCCTGCGTGCTTTCAGGTTGACTATCTATAAATTGTTCTAATACATATGCTTTTTTCTCAGTTATATCTTGCGATCTCATATTCATTGCTGTAAATTTCTTTACATCTTCTTCTGTAAACTCATAGTCTGAGCTTTCAGATCTCGCTGTTAACTGTTTTCTTGTTGCTTCTAGTTCAGCTTCATATGGTTGATAATC